GCAAACTTGTATTTGTCGTTTTCATCTTGAACATCTGGTTTCTCGTAAAGAAAATCGCCTTGATATACACCACCTTCTTTCGGCATAACTTTTTGAAGATGCGCAAGAGCCACTTTCAACTTAGCAACAAGACCAGGAGCATGACCGTGGTTCTGCTCGATATCTTTATCTGTGTAGTTGATTTTTGGATTTTTGTTGAATGCTGACTTCGAGGCTACAAAAAACTTACCATTCTCTGGATTGATACCGAACACAATTGAAGGCGAACCGTCATACTTTGTTGTGATCTTAGACTTAGATTTACCGCCAGTAAGAAGGCTGTGAAGATCATCTAGGTTGTCGGCAGCATGCGCAACACCCGCATCTCCTCCATGAATGATATGATCCTCAGCATGTTCAAGATGTTTTAGTTTGTCAACATCGAGAGATTCAACTAGGAATGTAGAGAATGTTAACATTACATGAACGCTCTAAGGATTGGATCTGTAGATAACTTTCTAACGTCAATTTGTGATTTACTACCCGACGATAATGGGCAAAGATTGTATGGCGATTTCGATATTCCATAAAACTGTAAAGTCATAACAAACTGATAGTCTCCACCGCCTTTGTATTGACAACGAACTCTTATTTTGCATTTTGCGGCATTTGAAAAATCTGGTATTGATGTCAAACCTTGTTTAGTGAGAGTACTACTCAATTTTAAAGGGTCAGAGCCGTTCAACAAATAAAATCCGTGAGTTCCGACATTTATGTAATGACATTTCTTTTCATTATAATAATCAGAAACTGCTTTACCGCCGACATCGATATGAATTTCGTTGTCTTTTCCAAATTGTTTTAGATCATAGGTATAAGCTTCTCTTTTATCTTTGAAACCTGGAGCTACAATTTTTGCACCAGCTGCGTTATTTTGCAAAGCGGGGGTTTTACCTCTCCAGTTCCTTCCTGCAGCACCAGAAGTATTCATTTCTCTGAGCAAATTGCTTTTTTTTGCTAAAGCATACATGAATTCTTTTTCTGGATCACCTGTGTAATCGCCAAAAGACCATTTTCCATTGTAATATTTCATAACAAGACTACCAGCAGCAGTTTGTGAAATCTTCAGCTCACAACCTGCAGTTGTATTTCCTTTTTTTATAGTCAAATCTGGTTTGTCGTGTGAAGCTCCGGCAGTTCCGCCAGTGCTTATATTGTATTTTCCTAGAGCTTCGTATGCGTTCTCTTCGTAAAGAAATCCCTCTTGCGCCGCCATATCAATCCCTAACTAGTTGTGTCATTTCAACTATTTATAAACAAAAAAGGGTTGGACCTTCCGATCCAACCCCTCTTTTTTCGCAGTAATGTCGGGCGGAACCCCACCGTGCTCCCGACTGTTCCTTCGGTATTACCCTCTGTGCCTCATTGCGTCTAGATTCGCATAGAACTGCCTTGATTTTATTTAGTCGAAATACGCGACTTTTTTTTCGGTTCAACAAAATATTTTTCAAGCATGAATGCTGGAGTCCAGCCATCAAACCCATACCCACGATTGAAATTGGTCTTAGCAACTTGAGCATCTTGAACCGTGAGATAAGTTCCAATGACTTGTTCAGTTCGAGTTTCTAGTAGATCCCAAGCCTCACCGCTCTTCATAATCTTGTAATTCATCATGCAAATCCTTCAAAATCTTTCTTACCAAACTTAGACTTCTTTTTATAGAAATCGCTATCACGTTCGCCGAAGTCAGTTTTGTCCATTACCGGTCGATCGTCAACCAACCCTTCCTGAGCATCCTGTTCAACATCGAACAATTTCATCTTAGACCGATCGATACCAATAACAAACCTACGATACGATGCAGGATCGTTGTATCGATTCTTCAGCTGCTTGACCATAATCTGACCGAGACCTTCTAGTTCCTCGGACGTAATAAGAGCAAACATGAAGTCAGCCGTCGCCGGAAGACCAAACGACTCGGAAGTATCTTCAAGACCCACGTCGCTGTTACCGAAACCAGAACGAGTGGTCTGGGTTGCAGAAACGATTGGAACATTGAACTCAACTGCCAAGCCACGAAGCTCCTCAGCAATCGCCTTCACATACATGTAGGAGTTGACGTTGTTGCCGTACTTCATTCTAGACGAAGCGCAGATGTTCAGATAGTCGATGTAGATTATCTCTGGGCTAAAGTTCTTTTTCAGCTTCAACTCATTGATCAGGTGACGGAAGTTAGCTGAACCAGCTGCAGCTGTAGGATACTCCTTGATGATCAACTTACCAGTCGTCTTGTTCTTTACGCGTTCAAGCTTCCGGTCATAGGTTTCCTTGTTCATCTCACAGAGCTCATCCATGCTAACATTCATGAGATTAGCGTCAATACGCTCGGCGATGCGTTCCTCAGCCATTTCCATAGTGATATACAGAACGTTCTTGCCATCAAGCAGATTGCCAGCCGCGCAGTGACACATGAACAAAGACTTACCCACACCCGTTCCCGCGAGCGCGATGTTTAGTGTCTTGTTCGGCAGACCGCCCTTAGTGATACGGTTGAAGTAGTCTAGGTTGAATGGAACCTTAGATTCCTTGCGGTGATAAAACTCGTAGCGAGAGTCAGCATCATCAAGGAAGTTGTGACCGATGTTTGTATCAAAACTAATTCCCAAAGCATCAGAAAGGATCTGAGGAATGCTACCCTTATCCTTCTTCTGATCCTTGTTATCTAGAATCTGAATGGATTGCATGATCGCGTTATAGACCGAACGTTCCTGAACGAACTTCTCGGTCTTATCAACAATCCACTCAAGCTCGGTTTTAGGGTCGTAGTCTAGAACCTCTATGTTACTGACGATAGTCTTGACCTGATCATCGTTGATCCCATTCATACTAACGAGATCGATAGCGAGAGCTTCCTTGGTTGGAAAGCGATTATACTTCAGTACATAACCTTCAATGAGCTCGAAAAGAACCTTATCATCACGGTCTTGAAAATGCTCCTTCTTTAGGAATGGGATAACCTTTCTACCATAGTCCTCACGAAAGACTAGGTTACCGAATATGACTTGTTCAAAACTGCTCAATCGTTACTCCCTTCTAATTTTAGAATACCCAACACGTAATTCTCTGACATATCCTCCGCGTATCGCAGAGTATGATCAACCACTTCTCTGGTTCCCATCAGAACGTCATTCTCGTAGAACTCCACGAGAAAACCTTTGTCCATTTTGTAAATCGTCGAGTGTCGGACATTTCCAGTCTCGCTGGAAATAGTGTTTTTGATACATTCATTCTTCATCGCGAATCATCTCTCCTTGTCCAAGCGAATACTTTTCCTTGATCCATTCTGCGAACCTAGTCTCTTCAAGGATTGCCTTCCAGAAGTCACTGTTATCAATGATGTCAGCCGCACGATAGTTCTTACCCATGATCTCACCAGTTTCCTGATCAACACGTGCATACCAGCCTTGCTTTGGCTTTACAATGAATTGACCCTCTAGAGCCAGGTCAAGCATACCAGACCACCTATTGATACCCGAATCAAAACTGACAGTGATAGGAATCTTAGATTTCTCCTTGAGGTAGCGAGACTTCTCAATGTTAATAACAAAGTGATAGCCAAGAAGCTCCTTGTCATCCTTGTCCTGCTGACGACCAATGATCCAGATGTTGTCAGCTGAGTAGTAGATGCCAGTTCCACCGCTGACGACTGCCTTAGAATACATCTCCTGGGTCATATAGACGTGATTGACCACGACCATAGGAATGTCCTTGAGAGTCAGGTGAGGAGTGACCATACGGAACAGAGACTTCAGCTGCTTCGCGCGAGTCATGTCAGCAGCAGAGCTCTGCTTCATCGCATCCTCAACTTCCTTCTTCGAAGCCAGGTTACCGACCGAGTCAATGATGATCATGATCTTATCATTACGCTTGATCTCACTCAGCTGATGCATCACATCAAACTTGAGCTGCTCGATATCAGTGATGGGTGTATGGACCACGGAATCTAGTGGTACGCCGAATGAGGTGAAGTAAGATTCTGGCGTACCGAATTCTGAGTCGTAGAATAGGATGATACCATCCGGATTCGCTTTCAAAAATGCAGAAGCCAGCAGCAAGCTAAATGCGGTCTTGAAGTGTTTTGATGGCGCAGCAAGAACCGTAAGCCCAGGAGTCAATCCGCCATCAATCCTACCGGAAAGAGCGACGTTGATCATAGGAACTCGAGTAGGAATCATATCCTTCTTGCCGAAAATCTTTGAATCGGTCAAAGTTGCAGTAAAATCAATGGTGCTGTTTTTTATCAGGCGTTCTCGTAGTGACATATGTTTCTCCTTATTGGAACTTCATTATACCGTCAAAGGCAAGATTAGTCAAGCAGTTTATCCATCTTCTTGATGAACGCATCAACACTCTTGATACGATCCTTACCTGGCCACTGAATGATATCTTTCTCTGGATTCTTCTTCAGATTCAAAAGCAAAGGCATGATCATATCTCGAAGCTGTTTGAGCTTCTCTTGATCAACAACTCTTTCCACCTTAGTGAAATCATCTTCGTTCGCAAACGTGAAGCCGAAATCGTGTTCTTGCATTTTTGTTTCCTTTCGTGTACGCGTATCTCTAATGATTGGTGTACCATCCATATTGCAATGGTTTGGTCCTACGTCATCCCATGACATCTTTGCCTTCTTTCTCTTTTCTTGCTCTTTTTTTGCCGCGTCTAAAATAGACGGGTGATGATTTTCGCACTGCGGGATACACTCTCGGTATAGACCACACGGACACCCGCCACCATAGTCATACTTCGCCAAAGAACGACTCCAGGCTGCTACGTTGTTCCGTATCCCAGCCGATGATCTCTAGGATCGACTTGATGGGATCGAGGAATGCCTTTTCGAATTGCATATTATAATCGACATACCGATGGAGATCTAGTTCCTTAGGTAGGTCTTCGGCGACTGAGATCACCGTGTCGCCTAGAATGTTGGGCGTCTTGAGATAGGCAAACTTGATTTTATCACCGTCGCCGATCAAAGGATACTTACGGGTCAAACCCTTACGGTTCAACAGATCGTTATACAGCAGAGCTCCCTTCACGTGAATCGGAGTCCCTTTGATGTAGATCGTCGAGCGATCCTTATACTTATTGAGACCCTTCATACCACGCGGGAAAGCCACGTCTTCAAAAGGCAGCTGCATGAACCTTTCCTTGAAATCGGCGATATATTTTTGAACCATTGCCTCATCGCCGTTCATGATCAGCTTGATGGCTTCCTTGATGCTAGACCTGCATGCCTTCGGAGTTGAAGATCTAACAGCCTCGATGCCTTGAATCTTCAGCTGAGGCTCGTTGTATTGCACACCCTCAATGTTCCAGGCATTGAGAATATACATCTTCTTACCGCGCCAGATGCCTTTGTCTGCGATGGTCTCTCGCTTCATAAACATCTTTTGCTGGTACGCATTCATATAATCCGCAAGCTCTTCGTAGGACTTGTTGATAACTTTCTGAATCTTTTGCTCGCAGAAAGCGTCAATTGCCTTTACAATCTCAATAGTGTCGTCTGATTCAACCAGGCGTGATAGAGGCTCCATGTTGACGTAAATCGAATCGGTATCCGAAGCGATGACGTAGTCAACCTTATCCGTCTTGAGAGTTCGGTTGAGATACTCGTTCATCTTCCGCTCGATCCAGCGGATAGACAGCTGACCAGACATAGTGATCGCCTCAGCCATATCAAAGCTGAACCACCTGAAATATTCATTGCCCAGAGCGCCGTAGGCTGAGTTTAGCTGAATCTTTTTGGCAAGCTGCAGATTGTGATACCTGGAGATATCGTTACCGATCAGCCTACGTTCCTCGGTCTTTTCCTTCGGCGTGTTCTCAAGCAGCTGCTTTGCTTCAAGCATCTTCTTCTTATACTCAACGCGATCGTTATACATCTTTTCCATCAGCGCAGGCAAGAAACCCTGCTTGTCTTTCCGGAACTTTACTCCATTCGCTGCCACTGCGTGCGGACCTTCAATAACCGCATAACCTTCAACCAGTGACTCAACGACGGGAAAGAAAGGTTCCTTCTCGACGATCATCTCGGGGCTGATGTTATATTGCATGATGAGGTGAGGATAGAGGCTGTTTAGGTCGAAGGAAACGACCCACTTGCTCATACCAATCTTCGGTTCCTTGACGTAACCACCAACCAGATTATCGTAGTTCGCTGTCTTTTTGAACTGATGAATGACGATGTTACGATCAAGAAGATAGTTGTGAATGATCACATCCCATGGGCGAACGGTCGTCATCGTATCAGCGTAGTTGACCTTAGCGTCATAGGCGAAGGCAATCACCTGTTCGATGAACTTGAGCTTCTCCTCGAGCATATCGATCAGCGTAACGTCGTGCACGTTATAATCATAGAACTTCTGGGGATTTTGAACGTACAGCTCATTCAGAGAACCGTACTCGGAATAGTCGAGCTTCTTAGACCCGAGCTCTTTTTCTGCAATGTTATCGAGCCTATAGCTCTCCTGCATCTCAAACTTGAACTTTCTGTAGAGATTCAGGTAGTCAAGCACATTGACACCAGCTGGAGTGTAGGTTTGATTCTCTCTCCCTCGAACCTCAATCTTACGTTCCTCAAGGATACCCCAAGGCGAAAGTTTCTTGGCTTCGTTCTGACCCAAGACAACGTTGATTCGGTTAACCAGATAGGGAATGTCAAAGAACTCGATATTCCAGCCGGTCACGATATCCGGAAGGTAGCGACCAGACTGCCAGATCTTCAGAAAGTTGCTAAGAAGGTGCCACTCATCCTTACACTTGATGTAGTGAACGCCATCGGCTGGTGTGTAATCCTTCATGCCAAACAGCACCTTCTCACCCTTACGACTGAGGGTGATAGCGGTTACTTCCTTGTCTGCTTTTTCAATGTCGGGGAATCCGTCTGACGAATCAGTCTCGATGTCGATACCGATGATGTTGATCTGTGATGTGTCATACTTCATATCGCCATGAAACTTATCATGAATGAAGAGGTACTGGAAGTTGGTCAACCCGTAGATGTCGTAGTTGGAGACTTCTTCATACCTCTTGATAAAATCTCTCGCGTCGGAAATTGATTCAAAATCCATCCTGTTGACAGGCTTTCCGGCGAGGGTCTTGTATTTTGTGCTGGTCTTTCCGTCCGAGGGAATGAACATGTATGGCTTGTAGTTGATTACGTCGGCGATCCGACGACCATCCTTGTAGCCACGGAGATAGACTTTATCCCCTCGCGAAAAAACATTGGTGTAGAAAAACATGCGCCACCTCTTTCATTCATCATAACAGTATAACCCGGATGGCGCGAAAAGTCAAACGAATATATGCAGCGCCTCACTATAATGAGCCTGACGATCCGCAAGACCAATTGTGCCTCCGTTGATTTTCTTCGTGGCTGCTACCACGTCTCCTCTGTCTGCAATCTCATTCAAACCGTTCTTAGACCAGAACCAAGCAGCTGACACAGCAGCACCGTCTGGTGTTGAAAGATATTCGACAGCTTCTTCAACACTCATGCTCATATCGTTGGCAAAACGAGCGTAGTTGTCGTGTCCGGTTAGCTGAATCAGACCACGACCACGATAACGATACCCGTCGCCACTTGACTCCGGACCGTTACCCATTCTGTTAGCGTAAACTCTGTTAGCGATCTTTTCGGGATTTCTAGCATACGCGCTCGGATTGACATCCCTAAAATACCGAGGGAACACCACCGGAAGACGTTCGGCTCTGTAGTTTAGATTCTCTTCGATGTGCGTAAGACCGCCAGACTCGTGACCCACCTGAGCCATAAACATGGCAATTCT